CGTGGTGAAGTTCTAATATCTTACAACAGACATGATTACAAAACATGTGATTGTGAAAATGAAACAATGGTGGATGGTGGAACAGCATATCAACGTTATGGAGGTAAAGACCTTGATTTAGTTGACAGAAGTTCTACAATATATCTATCAGAGGATCATATGATGAATAGATCAGCTGCACATTGGGGAAACAGAGGTAAAGATGGTAGGTCACCTTTATCATACAAATCAGTAGAAGAAATGTCTAATGATCACCTGGCAAACATCATTAAAGATATGGGAGGTAAAATCTTACCCTGGTTTGAGGAAATTATTATAAAAGAGTTGGAATACAGAGATATTAATAATATAATTGTACCTGATTAATGATATTAGCAATTGACTTTGACGGAACCATAGCTGAATTATCTTGGCCTGAAGTAGGACCATTAAGAAAAGATGCGGATACTTACATTAACATTCTCTATAATGAAGGACACACTATAATCATTAACACCTGCAGAACTGGTAAGTATGAAGGAATGGCACAAGACTTCTTAGAACACCATGGTATCAAATACCACTATATAAACAGCAATTGCCCTGAACTTATCAAACTGTATAAACAAGACTGTAGAAAGATTTCTGCAGATATCTACATAGATGATAAGTGTTTAATGGGATTACCAAAAACTTGGAGTGAAATTTATAACTTAATACAAAAAAAAAGAAATTAACATGGACTATTTTGAATTAGAAGCCGTTGTAGAACAATGGGCTGCAGACAAAGGAATTTTAGAAAAAGGAAATACAAAAGCTAAAGCAATTAAAACAGTTTTTAAATTTTACCCGATAATTCAATTACAAACTAATCTTGCAATTGCTACAAGCTGTTATTATAACTCGTTTTTTTATGATACCTAATGCAGATACTTTTTACAATAAAAAACATGTTGATGGACAACCAATGTCTTTTAACGAAAAGATGGTTGAATTTGCTAAACTTCACGTTGAAGAAGCTTTGAAACAAGCGTCTGAAAAAGCAGAATTATACCGTTATAACAACGGATGGAAACAATCAAAAGCTAATATAAAAGAAGAGTGTTGTTTTAATTATAAAGTTGCTATTGACAAAGAAACAATTACAAATGCTTATGATTTTAATACAAATATTATTTAAATGAGAACTCACAAAAGCGAAACAGTTCAAAAAATGCTCGATGATATGGCAAAAGACCATTGGTGGGTAAAACTAAAAAGATGGTATCGTTTAAAACTTTGGATTTTACGATGTTTTCTTTTTAACCGCAATCGTGATTAAAATGAGTTATAACGTTTTGCTTGTAGATGCCAGCCTACACGCATTTTATTTTCGGCTGGTATTTACAAACACCTGTTATAAGAAGTAGCGGGTATTAAAACTAAATATAATTATGAGTACAAAATCACAAAAATTATGGATTGAAGCACAAGAAATATTAATTGAACAGCTAAAGCTTCAAAAAGAAAATGCAGAAATGAATATTGACTTAAATAAGAGGTCATTAAAAAACACAAAAGAAAGTATTAAGCACGAAGAAAATATTTTGAGAAAGTTTCTTGAAACATATAAATCGTAGCTATTTCTTATAACGGTATAGGGCTTGGCGAAGGTGGGTTTGTAGGATTTTCAAATTAAAAACGGATGCTGATGGGGTAATGACGCAAAACCCCTGTTAGCAGTTTATTAACAACAAAAAAACATAAGATGAAAGCACATTATTTAAAAACTGTTCAACCATACTTTTCAGAGGTTGAAAAAGGCAACAAGAAATTTGAAGTAAGAGAAAATGATAGGAATTTTCAAGTAGGTGATGAAGTTTACTTACAAGAATATGATGCCGAAACAAAAACATTTTCTGGTAAAGAAATAAGAGCAACTATAACCTATTTGCTTGATGAATTTGAATTGATATACTTAGGTGCTTGTGTTTTTTCTTTTAAAGTAACTCAACACATTGTTAAGAATGTTAATTTGGAAACGTCTGGTAGCAATGACTGCTAACGGTAGGGTATTGCAGAAGGTGGGGCATTAAACCACTAAAGTTAAATTGAAAAACAAATGTTTAATATGAGTACAGAAGATAAATTGAAAAATGTCACCCCCACTTTTTGTAATACAGTGTTACCTGCCGTACTTCTTGGTTACGTCATCATGCGTAATATGAGATTTAAAGTAGGAACGCCAACAATCAACGGAACTGAATGGAGAGAAATGGAAAGTGGATTTCAAATAGATTATGTCAAAAAGAAACTGTATCAATATAAAAGTTCCGTTGACGAGGCTATTGAACAATTACGAAAATACAATCCAAACGATGATTATGAAGCACATCCTGTTTATTGGTATGGCAGGTAACTCCCAAATACACGCAACAAAAGTATTACATTATGAAACTAACTAACGACAACGGAGCGCACTCATTTACCGAAGGAGCAACCTTTGAGACAGACGAAAATATCAATGAATTTTTAAAAGAAGAAAAGACTATGGAAGCAATTTACTTACAATCAATGACGGACTTTGTTTTGAAAGTGGTTCAAACTCCAAATATTAATGAAGCAATTTGTTGGGAGCAAACAGAAGGACGGCTAAATAAAATTTACCAATATTCATTATTTTTAAAACAACTTTTAAAATTAGGAATGTTTGTTCCGTGTGATGAAAATGGAAATCTTTTAGATCCATCAGATGCTTTTAGAAGTTGCGAAAAAGGATTTGTATATAGTAAAGCAAAAGAACGTGTTTTATTTAAAGGTTTTGAACATTATTTATTCAGGCAAGCAGATAATGTTAAACATAATAAATCACGTAAGTGTTTTTCATTTCCAAATTACAATGGTGTTATCATAGAAGATTTGATTTCATTAGAAGTTGAATTAACAGAAACCGCAATAAAACAAATAGGACTATGAAACCACAATTTAAACCCGAAGAAATCTACCTCGACTTATCTAAGTTAAGTGAGGAGCAACAAAGAAAAGTGATTGCGCTTTTGCCTAAACCGATAAATAAAGACGATTATGATATTACATACCTGCATTTTTATCTTATTTATGATGATGAAGATTGTATGTGGTGGGTCTCAACAAAGTATTTTTTAGCAGAAAAAACCGAAATAAACTACTCTCAATTCTTAGATATGATGGGAGAAAGTGAGGAAGTCTTACAAGTTGAGAATATATTGAAATATTTAGCGAATAGAAACACCGACTTATCTGAAAAGCCTTGTTTTGAAAATATATGCAGAATGATTGAGATAAATCGAGTTACTCAAATGATTAAATCTAACCAATAAAACAACACAATGAAAGCAGAAGATTTTAAAATCAGTCATTGCCTATCGGGTAAAACACATTATTTACATATTGAAAATGGCAAGAAAAGAGAGCAAATTTTAAATGCTATGCAAAACGGAACAATGACTTCCGAGGAATTTAAAAGTGAACAAAAGAAAATGCGAGGAGGTAAATATTTGAAATATATATTTTCTGAAACAGATTATTTAAAAGCAATATCTTAAAACAACACAATGGAAACACCGAAATGTAAATTCCCTACATGGACTGGGATATGCAAAAAAGAAGCAAAAGAAAACGGATATTGTTTGGAACACGAAAAAGTAAAATGCGCTAAATGTGGAAAGCAGGCAACTGATTTTTGCGACTATGCATATTCAATAGCAGTTTGCGGAATGCCACTTTGTACTGAATGTAAAAAAGAACACAAACACGATTAGACAATGGAAACACAATACAGAAAAGTACAATTTGAAATTAACGATAAAGACCATGATGAAATACGGTTAATAGGCAAAAGCGCAAATTTTATATTCAATCCAAATACCAGAAATGGTGAAGAATTATTTGACTTCCTTTCATGCTGCGAAGAAATCCCCGACAATACTACCCAACTAAAAGCCAATAAGGCAGAGCTTTTAGAGTCGTTGGAGAAAGTAACTGATTTATTAGAGGTAGGTTTCCCAGAAATTTCAGCCGTTAAGGAATCTAAATCCCTAATACAAAAACACAAGCAATGAAAACAGCTATGCAAAATCATATCGCGGATATGAAGAAAATACAAGAAATGGTAAAGTCTAAAAATTTAGATAAAGACCTTGAAGTAACTATTTTGGAATCAATCGAAGGATGTATCGAAAATGCTGAATCGTTTTTGGAAACCGAAAAAGAGCAGATGATAAACTTTCATATTGAAGTAATGAAAGAAGGATTAATAGAAGAGGGCGATAAAAAATGGAGTGATGCTTATCTGCCTAAAATCAGTAAAACCGCCGAACAATATTATACCAAAACCTTTAAATCAGACGAATGAAAACAGCCGAAATAAACACGCTAAAAAAGGAATTAATTACCAAACTAAAAAAGGAAATTTTGATTACTTTTTATCAAACTCTTTTCTGATAAGTTCCTCAATCATATTTGCCATAGATCGGTTTTCTTTTTCTGCAAGTTTTTTTAGTTGTTCAAGTGCCTTTTCTGAAAGTCTGAATGATGTTACTTTTTTACTCATTATGTTTGCTTTTAATCCTTAAATGTATTACATTTGTAATACGATATAATATAATTGAAATACAAATATATGGAAAATTTAGAGAATGAAATTTGGAAGGATATACCCACTTATGAAGGATACTATAAAGTCAGTAATTTAGGAAGAATAATTAGTGTGCGTTATGGTAAAGAAAAATTAATGTCTCAGCCTATTTCGAATGGATATTATACAATTTCACTAAAGGTAAAATGTAAACATAATTGTTTTAGATCACATCAATTAATTGCGATGGCTTTTTTAAATCATGTTCCATGTGGATCTGTAAATGTCGTAAACCACATAGATGGCAATAGGCTAAATAATAATCTTTCGAATTTAGAAATAGTTACACAAAGGGAAAACACAGGTTTTTGTTTTAGATCTGACAGGCATACATTTTCATCTCAACATTATGGTGTATTTTTCTGTAAAAATCACAAAAGATGGGTTTCAAGGATACAAATAAAAGGGAAAAATATTCATTTGGGAAATTATAAAAAAGAAGAGGATGCAAGTATCGCATATAATAAAGCATTAGATAATTTGGATAATCCAACGTATTTTGATTCTCTACGATCTATTAAGTCATCTAAATACAAAGGGGTTTCATATCGTAAAGATAATGGAAAATGGAGGTCATTTTGTTTAGTTGATAAAAAACAAAAAAACATAGGCACATTTACTACTCAGGAAGAAGCGTACAACGCCTTACAATCTTTTTTAAAAACTAAAATATAACAAACCTTAATAACATGAAAAAAAGATTAATAAAAACTTTGAAGAACGAAATTTTGGTTATTGAAACTCCAGAAGAAACGTATTTCGAAGTGTTCAAGCACGGAATATTATTCAAAGATCATTTAGAATCTGAAAGAGAATTTATCGAAGGTTACTACACCCTACTCGGCTCACCCGATGAAATAAAAGAGGAAGATGCTAAGGAGTTGGTTCAATATTTAACAAGAAGAGATTTGACTATAACACCTAAAAACTACTCAAAAGGTAAAGATGGCAGATTTGAAGATATAATATTTACCGAATCCCTACTTTCAGCGATTGAAAGTGAGATTTATTGGGTGAATCCTGTTAAATTAATGCATCCTTTAGAATATTTAAAAAGGTATAAAATGTATCATTATGATGCAAGACAATGGGAGGAAGCCCAAGAAAAGACCTTCGACAAGTCCAGAACTTTAATATTTATAAAAAATTAATTATGACAAAAATAAATCTCTTAGACGTATTAAATTACGATAGCCAAAACAGATTCTTAACTGCATTTGATAGAATGGCTATTCACAAACAAATATCCAACTTATTAAATAATAGACTATCTTTGTTAAAGCAAGAGTTGTTAGAGAAAATTAATGAGGAAAATAAAATAGGTAAATTTTTGTAAAATGAAAGAGCTTAATCTTAAGAATGAAATATGGCTACCATCTACAATAGATGGGTTCGAAATATCCAATTACGCAAGATTAAGACGTGAAGAAACAAAAGTAATAATAAAACAACATCTAATTAAAGGAAGGTGGTTAGCTATATTCAGCAAAAAGTACAAGAGAGTAAACGTAACGGTTTCACGAGAAGCAGCAAAGGCGTTTATCCCTAATCCAAATAACTATCCAGATGTACTACATTTAAAGTCTATGCAAAACGACCATATTTCAAACCTTAAATGGGGTAAAAGAGAGCGAAAAGGAAGAAGACCAACACTAACACAAGACGAAGTTAAAGACGTTGAAAATAGAAACTTAAGAGGTTGCACTATTGAACAGATAGCGGAACACTACAATGTAAGTATATCGTGTATTAAAAAAGTGATTAATAAAAAATAAAAGTAATGGCAAGACCATCGGAATATGATTTTAAAATGTGTGAGGAGATATGCAATGAGTTAGCAGAAGGCAACAATATAAAGCGTATTTTAGACTCAAAAGAAGAATATCCTCATTGGACTACATTTAGACGATGGAAGTCGGAGCATGAAGAATTACGCACCTTGTATGTAAACGCACAGCAAGACAAGGCAATTGCATTAGAGAATGAGTTAGATGATTTAAAAGACTCTTTAATGAGTGGTGAAATAGATAATTCATGTTACAACGTTGTAGCTCAAACTATTAAATGGAAAATGGCTAAATTTTATCCTAAAGTATTTAGCGATAAAGTAGATGTTACTTCTGGAGGCAAAGAAATAAGCGCAACACCAACTGCAATAAATATCGGAATTGTTAAACCTTTGGAAGATTAATGCGAATAATATAAAGGAGGTGTGAAAAATTACGTAGGTAAGACAAAAAAGTAATAAAAAACCATCTTTTTAATTGCGAATAATGTAATATGAGTGAAATTAACTTCCGAGCTTCAATAGTTTTTCAAGATGTTTGGGATGCTTTAAATAAGAAAGACGAGAACGACACCCACGTTTATAAATTAATATTAGAAGAGGGTAGTTCACGAAGTACAAAGACTTGGAGTAATTTTCAAGTCTTATTTCTGTATTTATACCATACGCCTATTAGTTCCGCAACAGTATTAAGAGACACGCAAAAGAGCTGCAGAGAAATCGTAGAGAAAGATTGGAAAGATTGGTTGAAAGATCCAATGGTAAGAAAACTAGAATACGAAGCAGGGAAAATTACATTGCAGGAATTCGACAAACTTTTAAAAGAAGAGAATTTATATCAATATTTCATAGAAAATAAAACCAACCACACTTGGACTTTTAAACATAATAATAATTTTTTAAGATTTACTGGGTTGGACGATGAAGATGATGCAATGGGAATGACCCAAACTATTTGTTGGATAAATGAGCCGTATAATTTTAGTCACGAAGTTTACAGACAATTAGCGCAAAGGTCAAAGGTTATTTTATTTGATTGGAATCCAAAACAAAATCACTGGATTGAAAAGGAGAAATTAAAAGATAGCACGTATGTAAATTATTCTACTTTCTTAGATAATCCATTTCTTTCTAAAGAATCCCGAAATCAATTACTTTCATACCAACCTATCAAATGGGCAAAAGTTGTAATAGACAAATTAACTACTATTACTGATGCAGTTAATTATGATTTCGAATTAAACCCTAATAACTTTATTATAAGGGATTTAAAAGAGCTGCAAAGAACAGTATACAATGAGAAAGTAAAATCTTCGTCCGAGTATCACTGGTTAGTGTACGGTTTGGGTCGCAAGTCGGAAAAACCGAATAAGATTTACAACGGTTGGAAGCCAATTACATTAGAACACTACAAAACAATAAAAGAACGTGAATATTTCGGCTTAGATTACGGGTGGGCAAAACCTACTGCATTAGTTGGGATTAAATACGATGGAGATAGAACTGTTTACATTAGGCCATCTTTATACAAGCCAATGAATGAGATGAAAGGAAATGACGGGTTAAAAATTCATTTAGGTGAGTTTCTTTTATCCTCTGGTTTTCCTATAGGAAATGTTACTTATGGTTGGGCGGATAGTTCAGATAAAGAAGCAGGAAGCGAAACAAGTTTAACAAATGAATTAAGGGAAAATTACGCACTTAATTTAGTTCCTACAAATAAACCATCTTATAAAGCACGATGGGAGTTTATAACGAATTTAAGAGTTTTCTATGTAGAAGATGAAAACTTTGAGTTTGAATATGATAATTACGAACTTGAATACATTAATGATACGCCAACTGGTAAACCTATTAAGAAAGATGACCACTACATTAATGCTGCAGAATATTGCCTATGGGGCATGAAGAATTACCTAGATATTAGTTTGTAATTATCATATTCAAACTCAAAGTTTTCATCTTCTACATAGAAAACTCTTAAATTCGTTATAAACTCCCATCGTGCTTTATAAGATGTTTTATTTGTAGGAACTAAATTAAGTGCGTAATTTTCC